CCAATTCGAAGATCGTCGACGCCTATCTCTACGCGGAAGCAAACCTACAGGTAGGCGTCATCACGGGCGGCGGCAGCGGCACGGCCAACGGCACCTTCCCGCTTCCGGTCATCGCGCCTCCCTCGGGCGGAACGCCCTACGCTGGCACGTTCACCATCGCCGCCGGCGTGCTGACGGCGGTGACACTGACGAACCCCGGAAACGGCTACACTGGAACGCAGACTGTCACCAACGCGCTTCTTGTCGCGGCTGGCGCGGTTGCGCTCGCTGGCGCTTCCGTCACCCTGACCTTGGCGACTCTGCCGGCGGCGAATGCCACGGTCGGAATTATGACCGGAACGCTTGGCGATCTGGTTTCGGCCCGCACTCTCAACGCCGTCCCGACCCTGTTTAGCGCCGTCGCCGTCGCTGGCTTGAACACCGCCATCGCGCGCATGACGCTGCCGCAGCCCTCCGCCAACTACCTTTCCACGGTTGACCAAGGCATTGGCGTCACGTTCAGCGCCGCGCAGGCGGCCACCAGCCTGTATGGCACGACCAGACTGCATCTCGTCGTTTCCTACTACGAGTGATTTCAACGAAGCAGGGCGGCGCGCAATGTGCCGCCCTTTTGCCGCAACGAGGGCTGAAAAATGTTGGTCGAGAGCATCATCAAGAGAAAGAAGGGCACCCAAGTTGTCCTTGGCGACAAGACCTATCACTTTCAGCCAGACAAAGATGGCCGGCACGTCGCCGACGTGAAACTCCCTTCCCATCTCGGAACACTGCTTTCGATCAAGGAGGGCTATCGTCTCGCCGAAGTCGAGGAAGTCGCGGAAGTGGTCGCCGCCGTCGCGCTGACCGAAATCGCCGATGAACTTGAGCCAGAGCCGGAAGCGCCGGCCGAGCCCGTCATCGATGAACCCGCGCCAGTCGCCAACCTTGCCGGCTTGCAGCGCCCCGCGCTCGCCGAACTCTATGAGGAAAAATTCGGCACGCCGCCGGCGCAGAACATGAAGGTTGCGGCCATCGCCGCCGCGCTCCGCGACGCGGCCTAACGCCATGACCACCTACGCCAGTTGGGTAATGCAGCGCGCCTCGATCCTGTTGCAGGACACCGCAAATACCCGCTGGCCGCTGATTGAGCTTGTCACTTGGCTCAACGACGGCATGAGGGAGATCGTTCTCCAGAACCCAACGGCGCTCTCGGAATCGCTCGTTCTCCCTCTTGTCGCCGGCACCTATCAGACCGTCCCGCCGGCATACGCCCAAGTTCTCCGCGTGGTGCGGAACCTCAAGACGAACGCAGACTCGCCGCGCATCGGCGGGCGCGTCGTCCGCGTCATCGACCGCCTCACTCTCGATGCAGTCGCACCCGACTGGCACGATTCGAACTGCACGCCGCAAACCTCGATCGTCGCCAACGTGATTTTCGATGAAGACGACCCGTTCGCCTTCTACGTCTATCCGGGGAATGACGGCACCGGAATTGTCGAAGTGATCGCCTCGGCGATCCCCGCCGAAGTCTGGCCGCTGGCTTTGTCGCTCGGCACGGTGACGCCGGGAGCCGGAGGAACGACAGGCTCATTCACCCTATCCGACGCGACGCCACCAGTCGGCGGAACCGCGTGGGAAATTTCATTCTCGATCGCCGCTGGCGCGCTGACTGGCGCCTCGCTCGTTAACGCCGGTCGCGGCTATTCCGCGCCAATCAGCATCACCAATGCGATGCTTCTCACCGTAGCGGGCATAGGCTCACTAACGGGCGCGTCCATCGTGCTGAACGCTACACAGAGCACGGCCATTGCCTCTTATGATGTGCCGATTGACATTCACGATATGTATAAGGGCGCGCTTGTCGATTACGTCATGTATCGCGCCTACTCGAAAGACTCGTCGTTCGCCGGAAGCCTCGCGCGCGCCGCAGCGCATTATCAGCAGTTCCAGGGCGCAATCGGCGTCAGAGCAAAAGACGAGACGCGCAATCCGAACACGAAGGTTCCAGTTAATCCGGGGAGCGCAGCGTGAAGCTTCTCAGCAACTTCCTACCGTTCGTCCTGCCGTTCGTTCCAGGCACGTCAGACCCGGTGGCAATCCAGTATCTTCTCGGGGCGTCGCAAGAGCTATGCGAGCGCACGCGCTGTTGGCGGCTCGTTATCGACGAGCAGTTTCTTGAAGGCGATGAAGGACATCGCTTCGCCGGAATGTCGATCAAGGGCGCGAGCGTCTACGAGATCGAAGAAGCGTGGTTCAACAATCGCAAGCTTCGCCGCGAGCAATTCAGCCTCATCCCGGCATGGGACATTCCGCCGCCGCGCTACAAGGGAGAGGCGGCCCCACAGTATCAATATCCGAGCATAGACCAATGGCAACCCGGCTACACGCCGCCGCCATTGGTTCCGCTCCCGCCAATGTCAGAGCGACGCAACGACGGACGGTTCTGCATCACGCAAATCTCCGCTGGCTCGATGATTATTCTCGCGCCCCAGCACGGCCATCTCCGCGTCAGTATGTTCTTGCGCCCGTCCGAGGGAGCGACGGTGGTTCCTGACTTCGTGTTCGATCAGTTCGCTCGCCCGATCGCGGACGGCGCAATCGCTCGCATCAAGATGATCCCTGGCCAGCCGACCTACGATCCGCAGGGCGCGCAAGTCCATATGGGCCAATTCAACGCGGCTTGCGACAAGCACTTCGCCTTCAATGTTCGCGGCCAGCAACGCGCTCATGCGCGCACGCGGGCCGATTTCTACTGACCGAGGCGAGTAAATGCGGACGGCGATTTTCCTTGTCAGGTTGTCACAGCCGAGCCCGCTTCCGGTTGTCGTCACCTATTCGACCGTCGACATAACCGCCTTCCACCCAGGCGACTACACGGCGACAACAGGATCGCTCACCTATGCGCCGGGCGACACCATCAAGCAGTTGATGATCCCGATTCGCGACGATAACCCGACATTTCAAGAGACGCTGTTTGGCGTTTCGTTGTCGGGAGAAACAAACTCGACGCTCGCGCGCCCCGAAGGTGTGTGCCAAATCCCCGGCTTATCGTGGGCGCAGATGATCGCCAATGCGGAGGCGCTTGTCACGGCCGACTCAGTAGCGACGGCGACGGCAAATGCCGTGGCCGCTGCGGCTGCTCTGACTGCCGCTAATGCGGTTGTCAGCGCCGACACCACCGCGCTTGGCACCGCGACGACGGCGGCGGCGGCTACGGCCAGCGCGCTTTCGACTGCCAATGCTACGCTGGCGACGGCCCAAGCGACAGTCTCGACACTCACCGCGACCGTGGCGGCAGACCAAATCGCGTCGATCGCGTCCGCATCAAACGCGGCGAGCGCGAAATCCACGGCTGATGCGGCTGTCCTTGTCGCTGCCGGAGCGGGCTATACAAACACGGTCCTAAACCTTATCGCGATTTCCGACCTGAACAACTACAACACCGCACAGAACACAGCGAACTCAGACGCGGCGACGCTCGCTGCCGATCAGGCGTCGCTTCTGACGGCGATTGCGGCGGTGACATCCGACACCAGCGCAGTGGCTTCTGCGACCGCAGCCAACAACATCACACAGGCGGCGCTCACCGCAGCGACATCTCTGCTTGCATACGACACCGCGACACAAACCGCCGCGAGCGCCGCTAACACCGCCGCGATAGCCGCCCTCGCTGGAGCGACGGCCGCCGAGGCCGCAGCCGTCGCCGCGCTCGCCGTGGTCAACGCGAACGCCGCCGCAGCGGCCATCCTCGAAGCCCCGTGGGCCGCAAGTCTCGCGCAGGACGCGATAGGAGGGGCGTTTTGATTACGAACACAGCTTTCACCGGCGAGGTTCCCCGCACGATCCCGCGCTTGCTTCCAGACGGCGCGGCGCAGATCGCGGACAACTGCAAACTCGTCGACGGCTCGCTCACGCCGCTGCGTTATCCCGCGCTAACGCGCGTCGTCGCGTCGTCGAGCGTCATGTTTTATGTGAAAGATGGCACTTGGTTCGAATGGAGCGAAATCGTCGACGTCGCCCCCGCGCCGATCGCGGCCAACCGCCTTTACATCACCGGAAACGGGCCGCCGCAGCTTGTCGTCGACTCATCGACCGTGTTCCCGCTGGCGCTCAATCCACCTGCCGGCGCGCTCACGGCGGCCGTCACTGGCACGCCAGACCCCGCGACGCAGCAATATTACGTATATACATATACTTATATGACGCAATACGGAGAGGAATCACAGCCGGCGACGGTGAGTAATGCGGTTCTCCGCAGCTATGGAATGAATGTGACGCTAACAGGCTTCGAGGACACGCTACAGGTTCGAGGCATCACGAGCGTCAACATCTACCGATCGCAAACCGACTCGAACGGCGCGACCAATTTCTATTTCATCGCCAATGTCCCGGTCCCGGTAGCGGCGCTTTCGTTTGTCGATAACGTCGAGGCAAACATCGACCAGCAGCTTTTGCCGTCGCTTAACTTCGATCCGCCCGTTGACACTCTCTCGGGGATTATCCCGCTCCCGAACGGCATGATGGCGGCGTTCTCGGGGAAGAACCTCTATTTCGCCCAGCCGTGGGAGCCGCACGCTTGGCCGCAGATGTATTCGCTGGCGACCGATTACAACATCGTCGGCATCGCCGCCTTTGGCCAGTCGATCGCGGTTATCACAGACGGCTATCCATATGTCGTGACCGGCATTAACCCGTCCGCGATGACGATGGAACGCCTCGACGTAAATTACCCTGGCGTCAGCAAGAGAAGCATCGTTAACCTCGGATATTCCGTGGCCTATGCGTCAACGGATGGCCTCGTTTCAATTTCGGGGCAGGGCGCGCAAATGGTGACTGGTCTGTTTACGACCGACCAGTGGCGAACGATGAACCCATCGACGTTCGTTTCGGCGCAATACATGGGGCTTTACGTTTTCTGCTATTCGTATGTAAATCAAAGCCTTGCTACGGTTCAAGGCTCGATCCTCATTGACATGACGGGGGCTTATCCGTTCCTCACGCGATCGGACCTCTATTCGAGCTATCTGTTTTTCGAGGTCGGCGCTGGCAAGCTCTATTTTCTAATGGGCAACGCAGTCGGCGAGTTTGACGCGCTCAATTCGTCCTTCATGAACATGACGTGGCGAACGAAGAAATATGTCCTGCCAGGAGAAACGAACTTCGGCGCGTGCTTCTTCGATGGCGCGGTCCTGACGACCGGCTACGGGCCGCTCGTCGGCTTGCCAACCTTGTCGATCACAGACGCCAATGTGACCTCGGCCATTTATTCGAGCACGGACAGCGGCGCGGCCGGCTTTCCGACGCCTCCCGCGATCCCCGCGCAGTTCGCCGCCAAGATCATCTCGGATGGCGTGCTCACAACCACCGTCAACACCATGAACGCCGTGCAGCGCCTTACTTCGGGTTTCCTGGCGCGCACATGGGAAATCGAAATCAGCGGCATCAACCAAATCACATCGCTCGCCCTCGCGGGCTCCCCGTTTGAATTTCAGGTGCAACAGTGAAGCCCCAACCGACGACAAGCACGGATCGCGCCGCCGCCCTGACGAAGCAACACGTTGAGACGCTCCTTGGACAGCGCGGCGCGCCGGGCGCGAAGGCTGTCTTGCAATCTGACTTTACCGCGCTGAAAGCCACGGTCGCTAAGGTCGCGACGCCAACGCTCTTATCGGCCACGGTAAGTGCCGCGCCGAGCGTCGCCGACTTCAATGCTGTCGTTGCGGACCTCGCGGCGCTACGGGCTGAATTTCTCGCGCTGATCGCCGCTATTTCGCAATAACCGCTTGGATAAATGCTTTCATGTGAGAAAGTGCTTGACATGGAAAACGCCGCGCCCAGCAACGCCCTAAAGATGTCCGTCGCCACGGCGGATGATTTGGCGTGGGCAGCGCAGCGCCTCGCCCTAAAAGCATGGCCAAGCGAGACGAAGGGGCTGGCGATCCGCGCTGGCGACACGCTTCGCGCCGTCACGGCATATTGCGACTTTCAAGACAGTGGCACATGCACGATCCACATTGCGACGGATGGAAGCCGCCAGTGGGCGACGCGCGGGATGCTCTACGGCATCTTCGCCTATCCGTTCGAGCAATGCGGCCTTCGGCGTGTCACAGCGCCAATTTCCTCGGCGAATAAGGCTTCGCTGATTCTTGTCGTGAAGCTCGGTTTCCAGTTCGAGGGGCGCTTGCTAAACGCCTGCAAGGACGGCGACCAAGTGATTATGGGGATGCTCCGCGAGGATTGCTCGTGGATTAAGAAGGAGACAGCCCCGTGAGCAAGAACAATTCCGCCTCGGCCCCGAACCCGTTGATCGCCGAGGGCGTCGCCGCCACAGGCGCTGCCGCGCAGCAGAACGGCGCAAACTGGCTGAATGCCGCGCAGGCGCAATACAACACGTCCCAAGCCAACATGCCGGCCATCAACGCGGCGGCGACCGGCAACGCCACGTCGGACGCGGCGGCACAGACCAACGCGAACACGAATGCCGCGACCGAGCAGGGGCAGGCCAACAGCACGATCCCGACCGAAAACAGCTTCATCAACGCCGCGAACAATTGGGGCGGTGCGGCGAATCAGGCGAAGGTCGCCAACGCGGCCGGCGCGAATGTGCAGGAGCAGGCCGCTTCGCAGCAACAGCAAACGAACGCGGCGCTAACGGCTGAGGGCGCGAACCCGAACAGCGGCGCGGCGATCGCGGCCAATCGGGCGGCGGCCGAGCAAACCGCGCTCGGCACGGCTGGCGCGATGAACAACGCCGACAACACCGTCCAGACGCAAGCTCTCGGGCTCGAAGCGCAAGCAGTTGGCATGGGCAACACGAATGCCGGGCTGGCGAACCAAGACACGGGAGTCGGCATCGCGGCGGGAAATGCCGGCGAGGGCGCGCTGACTGCCGCCAATGCCGCCGGCAACAGCAATTTCGGCGTCCTGAACTCGGGATATGCTGGGCAGGCGCAGGGCGATGCGACCATGATGAATGGCTTGCAGCAGCTTTATGGCGACCAGACGCAAGCCTACAACACGCAGACGCAGCAGAATAACGCCAACACGGCGGGAATTTTCGGCGGACTCGGCTCCATCGCTGGCGGCCTGTGGGGAACGAATCTCGGCGGAACGAACGGCACAGTCGGCGGCTCGGTCATCAATTATTTGAGCGACAAGACCAAGAAAGAGCAAAAGAGCAAAGCGCGCGGCACGCTTGAGGCGCTCCGCAAAATGCCGATCGACAACTGGAAATACAAGAAGGGCGTCGCGGACGAGGGGCACCACATCGGCACCTATGCTCAGGACTTCAAGAAGGCCACAGGCAAAGGCGACGGCAAGAGCATCAACATCATGGACGCGATGGGCGTCACGATGGGCGCGGTGAAGGAGCTTGCCGATAAGGTCGACAAGATCGGCGGTCGCGGCCCGGCCATCAAACAGGGCAGGCCGAATCCGCGTCCGCAAGGCGTTATGGGATTGGCGGCATGAGTTGGGGACTCGACTTCGGCAGCTTCATGAGCAACGCGAAAGCGCAAACCGACGCTTCTGACAAGGCGGCGAAGGCTCAATCCGTGCTCGACGCCCAGCAAAAGCAGACGGACGCGCTGAACGCCGCGAGCGCCGCGTGGAAGCAGGCGCAGGCGCAGGCCGGCGGCGGCACGCCTGCCGCACCCGGCGCGCCAACGACACCGCCGTCGAATGCCGTCACGACGACGCCGCTCGCCGCGCCACAAGGAGCTTCGCCGTCCACCTTGGCGTCAACCGACCCAGTCGCGCCCGGCCTCGCGCCATATCAGAAAGCGTTTCTCAACACGCTCGCGGGCGGCGAGAGCGGCGGAAAATACAACATCCGCTATGACGGCACGCCCACGGGAGCGCCAGTCGCCGATCTATCGCAGCATCCGAATGTGCTCGTTCCAACATCCGGCGGTCAGAAATCATCGGCGGCCGGGCGCTATATGTTCACCGGCTCGACATGGAACGACACAGGCGGCGGCGACTTCTCGCCCGCGGATCAGGACACGCGCGCTTGGAGCTTGGCGTCCGATCGCTACAAGCAGAACACCGGCGGCGACCTCGCGACGGATTTGCAGAAGGGCGGCATGACGCCGGGAATCATGAACGCCCTCGGCTCGACGTGGACTTCGCTGAACACCAACCGAGCGCAGCGCATCTCTGACTATAACGCCAGCATGGCGCGCTACGGCGCGCAGCCGACCGCGACACCCGCAACCGCGCCGCAACCACCAGCCTTTGGCTCCGTCCTGCCGGCGCAATCCATCCTCCTTCAACCCCCGGCCGACGCCGGGGCGGCCTGAAAGGCTTGAGTCATGGCGAATTATGGCATTGGCATCGGCTCTTTCATGGCCGGCCTACAGCAAGGCAAGGCGGCG